CCTGCTCTATTACTATATTTGATACAAATATTGCCATTATTCAGATGAGCACGTATTCCTTTAGATATTTATATTTGATTCACTCCCATTGAATTCGCTATTTATTCAAAAACTCTCTTAGTAGGGTTTTAATTTCTTCAATATCACGTTTCATATCATCGAGTTCTTGTCTTTCCAAGTTCTTTTTTTCAACTCTCTTAACATAATTATTGTAGGCAACTGTATCACAATTTACAATTGCCCCAGTCTCCTCATCTCTATAAAGATGAGGATGATCTTTCACTTTAATCAATTTACTCATTTCAGTGCAATCGTTCTAAGATCTCTGATTCTTGGAGGATACGCTTGATTCGTTCCTGCCATGACAATCTTGATTCTGTATCCAGTAAAGTTACCAAGATTGTCAGCACTGAACTCATATTCTAGGAATTGATTATCTTCACTATCTGGAACTCTTACGTCGGGTCTTCCATTATTATTTGCAGAATTTACAACAGTAAATTCTCCATCTCCAGTAGATGTGAGATTATCATATCCTGGGAATAATTCAAACTCTTGTTCAACAGCAGAAGAATCTTCTCTTACTAAACTATAGAGAACTCTAATGTCAGCAGACTGATGTCTATATGCTGTCAGAAGAACTTTGAGTGAAGAAGCAGGTTGTGCCAAGTTAACAACGTTTGAAACATACGTAGCAGCATGAGGATCGTTCAAGAACGATCTGGTTGCAGCGTTAGTTGCATAGTCACTTACTGGACTATTAACATTGTTACTTGTAAACTCAACTGTAGAATCATCCAAGTAAATGATTGGTGAGAGATTCGAGTCTTCAGTGTTTAATGTCAATGCAGCAGTGAAAGATCTTCTTCCAGCAACATTATTGAATACTGGTTGATTTAATTCATTTACTCTAGAGCAAACAATTCTTGTAGAATCTAAAGAGTTTGATTCATTCAATAATACAGTATCGACAGTATTAAGACGTTGGAATGAAACTTCACTACCATCAATACTAGTTCCAGTCGTCGTTCTAACTGCTGCAGTTACTGAAGTAAGTTTGCCAGGGGCACTGACATCAAATCTTGGGGTAACCTCATTGAACAAGATATTTTCCGAGGCTCTTATTTTATCTCCACCACCAATTACTCCTGTGAATGACAATTGAGGTCCAGTAGCAGAGTCTGCACTTCTATCAAGTCCATGTGTTGAACTTCTATCAATTTCAACATAGTAGCGATTTGCTTCAATTCCAGTATCAGAAATATCGTAGGTTACTCCATTAATTCTTCTGAGTGAAACTCCACCAAACTCATATTTCATAACCTTGGAATTGACGACATGAGTTTGAGATATTGTATTGCTAAATCCTCTAGAATTAATTGTCAGTTGATTAGAAGCTGCTGCAGTATATTCAATAATTTCATCTCCAATCTTAACGTAACCTTTATTTGTTGCACTTACTGCCAGTCCTTCGAATGTAGTAAAGTTACTGGAATCTACAACGTTAATAGTAGTTGTTTCGGAGGAGAGTAACTCTGCAGATAATGTTGTAGGTGCAACATCAGATTCAACCCCATCGAGAATCAGTTGGTTATTGTTCGCATACATTCCATGGTTGAAATGATCTACATGTAAATAATTTCCAGAGTTTGCTCCAGTTCCTTCGGAGGTTCTATCCGTAATAGTTGTTGATGCAGCACTAACAACAGTAGAGTCTGTAGCATAATAACTGAGTCCTGCTCCAACCTGGAATGCCTTACCAGAACCTTTTTCACCTTGAACATTGGTGAGGTACAAAGTATCAACACCACTAATGGTATTAATCGTAAGGACAGAGTTTCTGCCAGTAAATGATCCGTCAGTGTTATCAATGGAAACTACGTCTCCAACAACATAACCATTTCCACCGCTGAGAGTTGTAATTCCCGTGATAACTCCATTCGAAGTTGTAATATCAACTCTTAATCCAGAACCACTTCCAACAACTGTTGTAGTTGGAACATCTGATTGATTAGTGTAGTTAGCACCGCCATCAGTAATTGATAGTGCTGTTACTGAACTTCCTACAGAAACAATGTTTCCATATCCACCGACACTATTGTTTCCTGCAATTCGTCTTCCAACAGTCAATATATCAAGTAATGGATCTCCAGATGTAATTGTTGTGATTCCTAATGTTAATGTTTTTGGAGTAGCAGTCAATGCATTCTCTTCAAGTGCCTGAATATATCCATTACTTTCATCAAGAGGTGGATTTCCAAAATATGCAATACCAGTGCTTGATGTAAAGTTTGCTTTGTAGAGTTTGAATTTCAAATCTAACTCTTGTGTTGCTGTCCAAATAGAACCATTCTGTGATTTAAACAGACTTCCCATTGCAAATTGCTTGGAATAAATCACAGATTCTGAATTTGGAAGAGATTGGGTATTTACCGTTCTTTCACCCATCTTAGCAATCCAAACCTCATATTGATCTGTGGTTGGTGCAAGGAGGACTATTGCATATTCTCTTCCAGGTGCAAGATAAATTGGATAGTCAAATGTAACTGTAGTGGCAGTTTCTCCATTTGTTGATGTTGTAATGTCGCTTGGAACAAGAACCTTAGGTTCTCCAACGATAGTTAATGTTGGAGTTCCAAGTTCAACAGTTCTTACCTGAACAATAAGAGGTTCATTTCCAGTTGGTTTGCTAGCAAAGAATAAATCGACTTTAGTCAGATAAGCACCATTATCATCATCACTTTGTCCGTTTAAGTCTGGAGCATCAATATCTTTACCAACAACAAATGATTGTGCCAGAGGATCGTAGCGTACCGCAAGATTTTCTCTTACCGTCTGTCTAACTTGGAATGTTCCAGTCGCAGTGTAAGTTGTATTTCCTGAAGAAATGAGTTTACTTCCAGGAAGTGGTTTTGCATTAGAAATACTATTACTAATTGTGTATGTCTTCTTACCAGTGAGAATTCTAGGATCTGGGGCAGGTGTGGTGTGTGGATCTCTAATGAAGAAAGAACCTAACAAATCACCATAGTTATCCGTAATTAATCTGAGATCCTTGACATATGCAACTGCGCCACTAGTTTGTCCTACTAACTTTGCTCCAACTAACAGATATCCAAAGAATGCTCCCTGAGCCTCTTGTGACAATGATGCCAAATCAATATTCAGTACTTTTGAAGATTGACTATATGAAGTTGGAATATTTTCTGATGTTGCGTATGGATTAATGTTATATGTCTTTGAAGGTGAGTTAAATGCACCTTCTTTGTGATTGGAATTGGCAAGTCTAAATCTGATGATTCTATCGCCTTCAAAATAACCTATTACGGTTTCTCCAGCAGAAAACACTCCAGTAGAGCCATAATTTGCAAGTGAGGTATCAGTCGCAATTTCAACAAGTTTGGGTACAAAATCAACGTTGCTGTGATTATCTAAGAATTGATAGTGTAATGAAAGTGGTTTAAAGTTTGAAGCAAAAACTGAGACATTTCTTGAACGAATGTATTTCTCAGCAGAAGAAGAAACGATAATATCTCTTGTTCTCGATCCTACTACTCTTGTTGCACCACCAGAACCACCTACAATAGAAGTAGTGGTTCTGCCAGGAATTCTAACTGTTCTAGTCCAAACATCGGAAGCTGGTGAAAGTTTTACAAATCCAGTGTACTCAATAACATGGAATGGATTTACATTCTCAACTCTTGTTGCCAGTGGTTGTTCTATCCATCCAGCAGAGTCATACTTTAGAGTTATCGCCTTTCCAGTCTTCTGAACATTAGAATCTAACAGAGTATAGTTGGATGTTAAATCTAATTCACTTTCAGCAATTTCAGTTGCTGGAAGAGGTCTCATTTGAAGTGAGTTGCTAAAGATACGAGGTCTTAATTCTCCACCAACAACACTAGCGGTAGTTAAATCTGTGTCTAAGAGAGAAGTATCATTGAAATCGTCAACAAAGAATCCAGACTTGAATCTATTATTTCCATCAACATCTTCAATACGAAGTGACTCTGTATTTACTTCTAACAGACTTAAAGAAGTCACTCTTTCAAGATTTTCCACTCTATCTTCAATTCTACCAATATCGCGCATTGTATATCTTCTATTATCGAAGAGATTAATAGAGGCATTATCAGTATCATAAAGATATGGAGGGAGAACAATGGTTGCCAGTTCCATTAACTCAGTGTCATTTACGACTGGTTCTTTTGGAGTTCTAGAAGAAACGCCTCTACTTACTATAAAATTACCAAACTTATCAAGATAAAGTTTATCAATTCTTGGCAGGTAGAAGTTATATCCAACTAAGGAACTTTCTCCGGGTTTTAAATTGTATGTTGGTTCTGAACCAAAATCTCTTGAATCGAAGTCAAATGGAGATTTATCAGTTACTGTAAATTCTTGAACTCTTGGTCTAAAGTCAAGAGTATCAGATGCTCTAACATTATTAACTCCAATCGAAGGAATGTCTTCCTTAAATCTGTCAGCATCATAACTCAATACAGTAAATACATCACCATCATCTGAAGAAGGAACGGTGTAGTGATCGAATACAACCAATAATCTTCTAGATGGTTCTAAATCATTATTTCTAACAATTCTCGAATAATCATAGTATTCATCTTTTTGTCCTTTATCGAGAGTATAGTTATTCTTGATATTCTTATATTTTCCTAAAGTAATAGATTGAATAGTTGATGTAATATTAGACTCTACAAAACTTACCTCTTCACCTACAGTGAATCTGAGTCTATTTAAATAAACAATTCCTAAATTGTTAGATGGAACTGATGGTGTCGTTGATGCATTCAGCACCACTCTAGCAATTGCTCCACTTGAAGCTCCAATGATGTTTTCACCGACAATAGCATCTGAGTCTACATTTGATATTGAAGAAAACTCAACTCTATCCAATACAGGATCACTAGTATCAGTAGATTCGTAAATTGCAAGAACTTTTGCTACGTCGGGGAATCCAAGAGAGATTTCCTTGTCCTGTACCCTCAATCCATAAAAATCATTATACGTTAATCCATCAGAAACGGATGTGCTTGTTGCAGATCCAGATTGGGAAAGTTTGGAAAGATTAATAACCTTGAGAGCACTTCTTGTATATTCTTTTATTTTGCTTCTAATTCCATTCTTCTTCAGTGTTGCATTGACAACTACGCTACTTTCAGATGTTTCTAAACCTCTGATGGTTACAGTATTTGTTGAAGAATTTAATGTGAATGCATCGGAAGTTACAGTCCCAATTCCACCACCAGTATAGTGAACAGAATATCTTTCTTGATCGAAAGCGTCGAAAAATGCACTAGTAATACCAGTGACTGCTGTTAAATCGAAAGTGAGAACTCCACCACCATCTGTAGTTTCTCCAGTAATTTGTCTGGATATTGAAAGTTGAGAATCTGTAAAGTTTACAGAAGAAATATTTGATTCTGGAAGTTTTGCATAAAGATATGCATTCTCATTATTTCTGAGTTCTGGAACTCCAAGTTCTGCCTTGAATTTTCCATCATGAATACCGCCATCAAAAACACCCGAAACAGTAGCAATTCCTGCAACTGTTAACGATGATAAATCTGATGAAACTGCACTTACTCTATTAAATGTCTCATCTCCACTACCCTCTTGATATCTAAGAATATCTCCCGCTTCAACACCAGAAAAAAGTTTTCCAGGACTGGTAACTGTAGTGCCGCTAATATTAACTTCACTAATACCATTTCCAAGTTTTTTCCTACTTAAAACTGTATCAGCAGTAAACGCCGGGAATCCACTTCCAGATGCTGCAGAAACAGATTTAATTTCCTTAACACCATTAACAGTAGCTGCCGTAATCGTTAAAGGTGAATCAACGCCATTAATTACAAGTTGCTCATTAGTAACAAAAGTTCCTGATGTTTGACTCAAATTGAGTGAACTTCCAGATCCTGCTGCTACAGCATAACCACTGGCACCACTACTCTTACCTTGAATATAAGAAGACTTTGGAACATCACTTGAACTGACTGTTCTATTGAAAGTTAAAGTAGTATATGTTTGAACATCATACAAATACAAATCCCATTGCGTAGATGCGTCTTCATATGCTGCATCAGTTAGATTAAATGCATAAACACGGGCAGAACCAACTCCGGATGGAGTATCTCCTGTAAATCGATCGTTTAATGTAACAACTACATTTTCTTGAATTGCTCCAGAAACATTGTTGACTCTCAACAAATGTCCCATCTCAAAAGGAATGTTTGAGTTGGTTACAGTTTCAGTTTCTCTTGGTTTTGCAACATCTAATACTTGTGTTGATTGATTTTCGACATCATATCCAGCGACATATGCCTTTCCAGGAGATATCTGAAAACACATTAAATCGTCTGAAGGTGTATTTCCACTGTCTGTGGTTTCTCCCTCTAAGAATAATCCATCATTGCCAAGTCTATCATTCAGAGAATCTACAATCTTTACATCAAATGGTTCTACTGAGTAATGACCAGATTCATCATACGTTCTTTCTGCAATGTAGTCTCTGATAATATTATATACTGTCTTATCTTGTATCTTTTTAATCTTGCCGCCGTCTACTCTTAAGAGTTCAATGAAATCTGTGTCATTAAAATCTGTAAGAGATTTTTTAGTTAATGTTAATGATAGTTTGAATCTATCTGCTCCAGGAGCTGCAAAGTTGGTAAATCCTTTTGCATTGTCATATAAAGAATTGTCGTCCTTTGCATTGACAATTCTTTCTTCTATCTTCAGTCCAACTCTATATGATGGAGTATTTGAATAATAATCTAAAACGAGAGTTTGCTTACTAACATTAGCAAATATTCCTCTAACAAAATAAACGCCATTATCAATTGATGCAGCCGAACCTGTACTAGTAGCATTTTGTGCAATCAATGTAGCAAATGGAGTTCCTGCATTAATTGTAGTATTTCCGTAAGTTACGTTTTCGCTGGCAAATAGAGACTCTCCATCTTGGAAAGTTTCTGTGACATAATCACTACCAGAATCAGAATACTTTACATATATTGTTAAATTCTCTACAAGGTTACTGTCCGAAGTAAGAGCAACGTATTGAATAGATGCGGAAACACCTGATAACTGTCCCGTAACTTTTTTACCAACAAAATTCTTGATGTATAATGATATATCTACTCCTAGGTTAGAAGAGTCAAGTTGTACTGCAGAAAATTGATTATCAAAAGTAATAGCTCCAGGGAGAACCATGGAGCCTTCTTTAAAGATATTCTTTCCAAAATATTCAACTTGATTTTGAAAAATCGACTGAAGAGTCGTTAATTCTCTAGCTTGTACTGGAAATCCAGGTTTAAACAGAACTTTATAAAAATCTTTACCGCGATCGAAATCGTCATAATATGGGCTGATATTTAAATCTGTTTTTTGTGCCATCTTTTTTTAAAATTCCAGAATGATTTTAACGTCTTCTTTTTGTCGAATGTTCCTTTCAATCAAAGGTCTATTATTGATGTAAATTACATCACCTGTCTTTTTATTTATCTCTGGATTTGAATATCCACCAGAGAAAGTGACACCCAGATTAATTTGCTTATTATTAACGAGAACTGTGCTATCACTAAAACTTGTATTGACTGAAGCAGATCCGCCAGCATCAAAACTAATGCTATTAGATCCAGAGAAATCTAATACTTTGGATACAGTTGCAACATCATTTGCATCAGTTTGATCTTCGTCATTGCTAAAATACAAAGATCTGTCTTGATAGTATTTTAGTACCTTTGTGTCACTATCATATGACGCAACATATCCTTGGGCAGTTCCACTTGTTACGGTTTGTGTTATTCTGTCTCCAATCGTCGGAGTTCCGGTGTAAGAATCTGCTAATTTGATTCCATACAGAGAAGAAAAACTATTTTCGGTAAAAATAGATGTCGATGAGAACTGTTGTGGATTTTTGATAAGTCCAATTTGAGAAAACTGAGTGTCAATTGGAAAATCTTTGGTAGAATCGTCGAATCTAGCATAGATTAAAATTTTATCTGTTCCCAATTCTTTGTATATATCATATCCATGTCCTCTAGATGGCGGAATAATTGGAATTAATTTTGCTGGATTTGAAATAGTTCCAGTTCTCTTCAAATCTACAATTCCATAAGTATATCCTTTGCCACCAGATACGATGGATGTTCCTGTAATAGTTCCACTGCTATCAACAGTAATTGAAACTTCTCCTCCAGAACCATCACCTAAAATATCGTAGGTTCCTGCACTATATCCAGTTCCACCATTTTCAATATAAACTTTTTTAATTTGATTGTCGTTCGTTTCAGAATCTCCACCCTCCCTAATTGTTTGGATAGAGGTATCTGTAGATGTTGCCCAATCATTAGGAACAACAACATATTCTGTAGAATCGAACTTTATAATATCCGATGGAGCTACAGAGAATAAGTACTTCCAAACATATCCATCGCCGCTTGAACCTGCCGACGATGGATCTACATCGGTAAAAGTTGGTTCATCTAAGGATCTTCCTCCTGTTGGATTTGTTCCAGAAGAACCATTGTCAATGCAAATATAGACTCTAAAATCACTATTAACTACGTAGTAGTTTGCATCATATAATCTAGATGTCTTAGAAATTGGAGTTTGATTTAAGATACTATAATCATGCCTATACATGTCATAGGCAGTGTTTGTTGTCCAATCAACCTTTCTTATAACTCTTCTAACATTTGCACTGGTAATTTTTTTACCAAACAAAGAAGCATCTTTGTACTGGGAAACATACTGAAAATTATCAATAGGGTTTGGAGTGTCAGTGTCCCAATCAGATGTTCTGCCAAATCCCGGATTTGGAGAAGTTGGGTTAGCAAATCCTAAGAAAGCGTAATATGAATTATTAGTATCCGATACAGAATCTATAAAGTTACTTGCATTCAGTATCCTAAATTGATCTGTTACGACGGCTGCCATATTAATAGTTTTTTAGATATTTATAAGATAATTTTAGGAAGAGCACCAGTTTCTCTTATACCAACACTTCTTCTTTGAATGGTTGGGTATGTAGAAAGTCCTGCAACAGTGTTACCTGTAACTCCAATCGAGATTGGACTGGACGATCTTGTCAATCCCCCACTAATATTGGACAACCTACCCCAAGAGTATTTTCCTACTGGATTTGACACGCTACCAATTGTTCCTAGTCCAACTACTTGAGAACCAGAATCCACATTGCATGTGATGATTCCAATTGTTCCAGAGCTACTCCAAGACGCAATTTTATAAACATTATCTAAGAATGTCGTTCCGATTCCAACAACAGCAGCATTAGAATCGTCAACTGAGGTAACACCAGTACCAATTCTTGTATCAAAGACATATACTGGATATCCAGTAGCAATTCCTGAGAAGGAAGAAGATTGGATTGAGAATTCGAGTGCGAGAGGATGAGAACCTGTTCCTGCAGCGGTTGTAATTCCGGTTACAATGCCAGAGAAACCAGCAACATTAACAAAATTAGATATAAGTTCTACAGAATCTGTTGCTGTAGTTGAGATACCATTAACAACTAATCCTGCAAAACTTGTTGGAGGTGATGTTGCTCCTTTGTCATCTTCATAATCAAATATTTCAGCATTGTCAACGAAAATTTCATTGTCTGTTGTTGATAAATCTCCAATAATTCTTGCAGTTGGGAATACTAAAGATTCTATAGAATCTCTTGTTTTGTATACATTTTCTCCATTGATTTTTTTATCAACTTTTTGCTTTATCCACTTTAATGGTTTTAGATTAGTTTCATCTATTCCAACACCATTGTAAGAATCGGTTTCAAACTTATCGGAATATGATAAATCAAATATGGTTCTTTCATCCTGTGTTATTGTTCCTCTGATTGAATTATTTTTCAATACTTGAACATCATCACCAACTTTCAATGTTTGATTTATCCCCGTAACTAAAACACTATCTGTTCCAGTAATTCCTCTATAGAAGAAGATTGCAATATTATCTTCCTCTTTAGGTGGTGCAGTAAAGATAAAGGACGTTCCTCCAGAGAACTTGTACGAAATACCAGGTTCCTGAAGAATTCCATTAACAAATATAAGAAGTAAATTCTCTAGAGGTTGATCTGGAGATAATGATGTTGCTGGTTCAAAACTAAGGAGTTCGCCATTGTAATAAAGTGGGAATCTAACTCTTGTTCCATCTTGATAATTTTTTACAGAATCTATGTAATCTAATTGTCCAAACTCCCAAGCGGCAAAATTATCAGAATATGTATCAAGAACAGTTATTTCAAAATCTGCTAATGGTGCTGCCAAAGACTTATCAGTAACAAGTCCTACTGGTTTGATAACATCACCTCTTCTGAAGGAATAACCTTGTCTTGCAATCTTAAACTCTGTAACTTCAAAGAATGTTGAACCAATTCCAGCGGTAGAAGGACCTACTTTAACATCAAGTAAAAGTCCAACTCCAGTGTCTGTAGTTGCACCAACACTCAATCTAGAAACTCCAATGACTGGAAGATTTTCATAAGAAGGATCTGAGACAAATATTTCTGGATTTGTGTATCCAGTTCCACCAGAACCCACAGTAAATGTAAGAGTTCCTCCAGCACCAACAGTGGCAGAAAGCGATGCCACATCTCCAACATGTCCACTTTCAAAGACGCTAATTCCAATTGAAACTAATCCATTATATCCAGAACCATTAAAGTCTGTTGTTCCAAGTCCAACAGATACAATTGAACCTCCAGCACCAACTACGGCAGTCACAGATGCTCCTACAAGAGGTGCAAATCCAGATCCTGGTGTGGAACCAAGAGAAACAATAATGCCGCCTCTTGGAGTTTCATTTTGATTTATATCATAATCGGAAACAACATACTCTAATGGATCTATATCTGGTTTTGTAAGACCTGAGAAGACTATCGTAGTGATACCAGCAGCGGTATCTTCATTAATAACATAGTTATTATTTTTATTATTATCTGTTGTAGGAGTTTGGAAAATATTATTTACAAATACAATTCCACTTCCACCCGTTGAACCAAGTCCGGTAGTGTTTGCTCCACCAACTAACAACGTAAATGTTCTTCCAATTCCAGTGAATTCATCAGAAATATCATCATATACTTGATTACCAGAATAATCACTTCTCAAGAAGACTCTTCCATTAAAATCTGATGTTTCATAGTCCAAATTGGAATCAGTCTTATCAATTTGTGGATTTCCTCTTGGAGCATCTGTGAAGTGAATTCTATTATCTACAATGTTAAACGCTCCTTTGTGGATTCTAACTGTTGTAGTATCGGTATGTGCTGTTGCTGAAGTTCCAACAAACCCTCTCTTAACAACAACCAAGTTTTCAGTTCCAGTATTTGTAATTGGTCCTACATTGGTTGTTCCAAGTCCAACGTTGGTAACTTCCATGAATTCATTATCAATCTTCAATATATCCTTTGGACTTATTGTTGAAATTCCACTCAATGTAAATGTTGTTGCCTCTGTTGAAATTTGTCCGCCATTTCCAGATAATGTATGCGTTATCTTTGTAGCTTTGATTGGATATTGAACTAAGTTATCAATAGAAACAATTGACTTAGAATTTCTCTTTGTCATGGTGAATCTATGGGCATTACCTTCTCCAAGCGTCGTAAATGTTACGCCTGTTCCAGCATTCGCATCAGATTCTGTAAGAGCAACTTTAAATGTATCATCAGTTAATTTGATTGCATATACTGTTGATGGAAGTTCATCTGTGGCATTGTGTCTCATGGCACTGGTGCCAACTCCAACGAAAGTTGCGTTTGGAGTATAAATCAATTCTTCACCAGTTCTAAAGAAGTGATTTTTAATTGAGAATATGCCCGTGGTTGCTGCCAAAGAAACGGAATCAGGATTGAATACTTTAGCAAAGATTGGAGTTCCGTTAGTAGTTAATTCAAAATCAAATTTGTTAATTCTGTCACCATTTATTGAGTTGTAGAATTTTTCATCAATTATTTCGTCAATTCTTCCATATGATAATGTGTTGGGTTGATTGACAATATCAATAGTTGTGTATAACGATTTACTGAAAACTGAAATATCAATATCTCCAGTCTGATCACTATCTGGATAGAAAGTTAAAAGTAAATCATTGCCATCAAAGTCCCCACCAAACGTACCTACACCAGAAACAGTGTCAAATTCATCGGTTGTTGCTAAAGAAAGGAATGGTAACTGATGAGTATAAACATCAGTATTGTCATGAATTGTCAAGACTTGATGAAGTGCTTTTGTAGAACCAATACTTACTTCAACAAAAGACTTGGAAGCATTGAATATATTTTTATCCAATGTCAAGATGGTTGTAGATGCTGCAGAAACAGTGTTGTAATATTTTGACTCATAAACAACACTTCTCTCATTACCAGGAGTTTGTCCGCTAGTGAGGAATCTAAATGTTCCAACTCCAACAGTAGTAGCTCCAAATCCAACAATATTAGATTTAATTTGAACTTCATGAGATGTATCATTTGTATGTGTGATTGTTAATACACCACCAGACAAATTAGCACCAAATGTTCCAATAGCATTTCCGGAGAGACTTGAACTATCCTCACTATCCGCATAGTATTCGGAAATGAAACTATCCGAACCATTATGAGAAACTAATAACCTAACATAATTTGCATCATTAGTTGTATTGTCAATGACGTGTGCTGTCAGATATAAAGATTCAAATTCCGAAGAATTGAGATTAACAATTGTAGATATTCCAGTTCCAGTAGATTCGATGTTTATAGAACCTGTTAAATCTACAAATCCAATTGATGTTGTTCCAACACCAGCAGCAGTACCATTAAATGTCTGACGAATAAGTTTAATATCATAATCGGTATCATTTGGATCATCAGGAGTAAATCTTAGGTAGGTGTCATTAAATCTATCTGTATGCAACTCGAATGTTCCATATTCTTCGCCAACAACTTCATCAGTTCCACGATTTGCTAAAAACTCATTATCCAAAATGAATGTTGAAGTTCCATCATTGATGATTGTCAAGTCGTTAAATTGAACTTCAGTGTTATTGGAATTTGTTACTCTAAAGATATAATTTTCATAATTGTTATCCTCTAGTTTTACAAGATTGACATATGGAGTAATTTCAGCGTCACTATTTGAGAATTGGCTGCTAATGTCATCGATCTTTAAAACATCATTGGTTTTCAGATCAATGTAGTCAGTAAGTTTTTTATTTTCCAGAGTCAGGAATTTTGATTTGGATCCCACGACATCAGTGTCTAAAACATTATCAAAATTGTAAATTGCATCAACTCTATTTTCATCTATAAAATATGAATAGAAGTTGGTGTCACTAATTGCTGTTGTTACACCAGCATTACCAACAACCGAGGTTATGCCTACATCAGCAAAATTCTTTAATCCACTCACATGAACTAAATTATTAACAACCGATTCCTGTTCTTCCCAGGTTTTAGAACTCTTAATGGTGTAAGAAAGGTTTTGATAGTAATCATTATTTGGTATAACTTGGAAATCCTCATTTAATTTTCCAATTTCATCTTCCCATCCTAAATTTTTGGTGTTTGAATAGTTAACTACAAACTCACCATTATTATCTTCTATTGTAGAAACAGTTGCAACGTTACCAGAGTCTCTTCCTGTTATTCTTTCATTAAGTGAAAGAATATAAGATCCTCTGATTTTCAAGAAGTTCTGAGTGCTTTCTACAACTTCTAAGTCTCTTTCAATACTATCAATGACTAATTTTTCACCAACCAAAAACTCACTAATAGACTGAGTTACTGTAAATGATGGATATGTGTTTTGATTAATAATTATTCCAGAAGAATCTTGTATAGTTTTTGCTATTCCAGTATTTGTTCCGAGTCCAGAAATACTTAATGTAACTTGATCGTTAACAGTAAGTCCTTTTACATAATTTGTTACTTCAAGTAATCTATATCCATAATCGGAAGAATTAAATCCATCACCATTAGTGCTATACTTTTGAATTCCTTCAACAAAAACTTTATCGCCAATATTGAAAGGTTGTGAACTAAATCCAGTAACACCATTATTAGTTGGTGTAGTTATGTGGCATGTAAATATTCCACTATTTGCAGATACAACCTGCTGAATACTAATGCCATTGGTATTATCTGTTGCAAATAGTTCGACCCCAGCATCTGGTAATCCCAGTGGTTCAGCGTCGACGCTAACACTCTGAACAGATGTTCCAGTTAATGTAGCTACAAAAGAACCAGAATTTATAACGTTCCTAGTTGTAGAGTCAACAATTGTTATTGATGGAGGTTTAGTGTATCCTTCTCCAGCAGTAACAACATCGATACGGGAAATTGTATTGGAATTTTTAACCGTAATTAGTGGTGATATGGCAGCTTGAGGTCTTAAGGTTAAATCTGGAGAATATATGAAGTTATCACCGATACTTCTAGTTTGATTTAGATTTCCAATTGTATCAGATAAAGCAGATACAATTAAATTTTTACCATTAGTAGAATTAGTAGATTTTAAAGTTGGTAATTTTTTATATCCAGAACCTGAAGACAAAATGCTCAATACCTTAACAGGTCCTTGAGCCGTCTCTGATGTAGTACTATATTCTAATTTATCACATTCAGACTGAACATAAGAAAGTTTCTCTGGTTTTTGAGTTAAGTTGATTACAAATGTAGTTGTTCCAATTCCACTTATAGAATATGAATTGTTATAAGAACTATTGACGAACTTTATCCTGGAATAGTTCTTAACGGAGGTATCAGAAGAAGTTGTTATGCCAGAATTTTCTAATGCATAGAATAATTCCTCCGGGAATGAACTATTATAGTTCAATGTCAAAGAAGCATTAGTTGATACACCTACAGTTCCTACTCCAGATACGGCAAAACTTGTAGTGTTTCCAATAGAAATAAATTCATTGTTGAAATTTTTATCATAAAATACTTTAAACCCAAATCCATCTAATGAAGAATCTGATAAGTCAAATACTAAATCATTATTTTTAATGACCTCAATTTGGGGATTAATTGGAGATATTGATTGATTAGATCCACCAGTGCTGGCAATACTTACAATTTTTGGTGGTGATGCTAAAGTATCGGAATAAGTTTTGCATAAATTAATCTTATTAGAGTTAATTCTATAAACATAGAAATAGTCTTTATCTAACGCAGCATTATCAGCATCCTCAAAATAAATCTTATCTCCAGTCTTTAATCCATGATCCGTTAGTGTAATTACACTGGTTGTTGTGTTTATTCCTGTAGAATTAAATCCAATTGGATTGATAACTACACTATCAATATCTGACTTATAAAGAACACGAACTCCTGTTGAAGTTCCGATTCCAACAGAAAGGTTTGAATCTACATTCAGTTTAATAATATCTCCATTTGTAAGACCGTGGGATGTTGATACTGATACAGTTGCTTTTGATTGTTCAATATCTCCCAAAACTTGAGTAAATGTAGATTCAAACAGATACTTATCATTATCATCGCCATTAGTATGGAAAAATACTTCTGGACTATTAATTGATGTTTTAACACCAATTAAGTTGTTATTTTTCTTGACGGCAAATAATGTAGATGGCATCGAGAATGTTGACGATCCATCTGTTGAGATGGATACATTTGTTCCATTGCTGGTATATGTAATTTGTTGATTAGTTGTAAATGGATGATTTTCTAAGAATATTCCTCTAGCGATAATGTCTCTGGTTGTAACAGTATCGCCAAAATCAAATGTGACAGAAGTTGATATTCCAGTTATTGTGCCTACACCTAAAGATTCTCTAGGATTAAAGAATACTTTATCATTAACTCTGGACTCAAAATAATCAACGTCTTCAGAAATTGTAAAATAATCTGGTATGAATGTTACGCTAGAACTCTGAGAGTGTGCTACACCAGTTAATCCTCTTTCGATTCTAAGAATATTTTCATTTCTATGAATTCCTAGAACTTTTAGGGTTTCTGTGCCGATGCCGATGCTACTTCCAACAGAAATTTGTTGCGGAATCGGAGAAACGTAAATTTCAGTAGTAAATCCAGCAGTGGATGATGTAACTGTAGATAAACATGCACCGTTCATGTATGAAGGAACAGTAACTCTATAATCTTTGTTTAATATGGATAGAGTTGTAGTGAATCCAGAAATTGATACGTAATCTAAATTCGATAATGTGTGTTTTGGTAAGATGTTTACTTTTACTCTACTTGCATTTTGCCATGTGAAAACGGCATCAAGGTACTCAGTAAAGGATGTGTTTATATCCACAATTTCCTTTCCTTCGATAGAAGAAATTTCTACATCTAGTCCAGAACCTGATGTACCTTCTTCCGTGAAGGAGAGTTTTTCTCCAACTTTATAATTCTCTCCAGCATTTTCAATAACTATAGACTTTACAAAACCATTAGTTACTGATTCTATTACAAACTGCTGTTTAGTTACATCATCTATCTCATTTATAAAGTTATAATCTGCATTATTCTCAGATACTTTATATGGGAATGTATTTCTATGTAAAGACGATGTGTTAAAATCAAATGACTGATTCAAATCAACATCTTTAGTTGATTTAGAATAATACTCATTTCCAATAAAATATGGGAATGCTGGCGTTATGTTATCAGATGGATTTAATGTTGCATGATATGCATAAACTCCATTTGGAAATTCTGAAGTCTTTTCAAATCTTCCATTATACTCATCCAAATCACCACTATTATTAAATGTGTAGTCTTCTACAAAGTATCCTGCAGTAAATCCAGAAGGTCTGTCTATAACTTTTGTAGTGTCAAGATTATATCCGGATTGTAAAGTTTTTACGGTTGATGATGTGTCTTCTGCATCTGTATGTCCAAAAGGTCCATAAATTGGATTTCCATCATAAGCCCATCCAATGATGCCAGATACATTACCAATTTTTTCGTTGAAGGAAGTTCTAATATCACTAAAGTATTGAGAAACAGAATACCTTAAATTATCATCACCATTTAAAAGAACTTCACCTGTGCCAAATCTGCTTAAATTATCATTGACAGTTAAAGATCTTACCTTCAAATCTAAAACAGAATTTTTACCTGCAGAAATAACTTTAACCTTAGTAGAAGATGCGGAATAACCAATTCCAGCACTTATAACTTTAACAGAAGATACTTTACCTCCAGAAATTATTGCTCTAAGTTCAGCACCTGCTCCAGAACCGCTAGAGTCTTCAACCACTAAATCTGGGACTGAATTATACTCTAATCCACCATATGTAACGTTTGCAGAACTAATAGTGCCATTAATTACTACTGGTGTTATCTCTGCTTGTTTTCCATTTTTTATACTAATTGTAGGTTTCTTTTCAAAGTTTATAATTGTTGAACCATATCCAGTTCCAGCTTCATACAGATATGCAGTTTCTAAACTTCCTCTGACAACTGGTGTTGTAATAAGTTCTTGATGTTCTTGTGTTGTAGAACCGATTCCAGTATTAACATAAGTAATTGATACAGCAATATCTGGATACGCAAAATACTGATATCCAACTCCAGTATCTGCAAATTTAAGATAATTTCCTCTATCTAAGTTTGAAGTTGTTGTTCCACCCACACCTGCATCACATACTCTGAAGGAATCCTCATCAACCTTCAAAACGTAATATTGATTTGTTGTGGATAATCCTGTTATTGGAGTTGTTTCAAAATCATAGGTTACAATCTCTCCAGTATTAAATCCATGATTATTGAAATTAATGGTGTTTCTTGTCGTTGAAATGCCAATTGGTTTTACAATCAGTTTTCTATTTGTATATCCAGAACCTTCATTTACAACTTTTACATAAGAAACTACATTTTTAGACTTTGCTGTAGAGAACTTATGTGTTCCATTAGAACCTGAGAAGAGTCCTACAGGATTCGACTTTGATACTTGATCGCTCAGAGAATTGTATAAAGTAATCGTTGAATTATTATCAACTTGTACAAAATATGATGCATTATTAACTAACTTATTTGTTATACCAATAGAAACTTCTGCGTTTCCTTGAGAACTATAAACAATTTCTTCTCCATTAACAAAATTGTGTTCTTCAGAAAATGCAATTTGATTTGTGGAAAGATTAACACCGCCACCATCGGTTAATGATCTAGAATCAAAAGAAACCGCCCTTACTCTTTTAGCAAGAACTGGTTCAATTACAGCACCACTTCCATTTCCGCCAGTTATGTTAGTAGATACAATTCTGTCAACATCATAGTTTTGAGAATCTACATATACTTTTTTGAGAGTTCCGCCTATTACTGGTTGAATTTTTGCCGAACCACTAGATACGCTTATAACTGGTGGATTAATAACATCAAAATCTCTTCCACCATTTAAAACCTCTATAGAAGAAAGTGGTCCATAGTATATTTTGTCAGTTGATTTATAATTATTAATTTCAACACCATTAATTAACATTCCTGTAGAACCAGGAGTGGTTTTTTCTCCTACACCTCTTTCAATATTCTCTTTGAGGGGAAATTTTCTTAAAAGTTTTTGTACTCCAATCTTTTCATTTTGTTGTGATGCTAATATAAAATTATGAGTTCCTACACCAGATGTGGGAGTGTCAAATGTCAAATAGTTGCCGCTTCCGATAAATGCGGGAGATGCATATAACTTAAATTTCTGAGCGTTTGTGTGAAGTCCAACAAAGTAATATCCGGTGTCTATGCCTACTAATGTTTCTCCAGTTGGTTTGTAATATACTTTATCTCCATTAACAAATGGAACTGATGAAGTTAATGCTATTGTTGAATAAGAACCATCAAATAAATCTTCGAAGTTTGAAGAATTTGATACTGTTATTGATTTTAATTGTGATCCAATGTTATGCCTATACTCTGTAGTATTAATTCCTGTTTTTGATTCTGATGGTAAAGAGTTTGACGCTACATAAGCATATCCATCACGATCAGTGTATAAGTTTAATACGTCTGATAAAATTTTACTGTTGCCAAATGTAAGTGGAGCGGAAGATGAAGAAGCTTTATTTGTTTTTCTTCTTACATCATATTCAGTGCCAGTTGTTAAGGTAGGCAGATTAGATATGGTTAGACTATTCTGTGCAACGTTGATAGATTCAATATATGGAACGCCGGTAGAAGCAACCACATTTTCAGTTTTTCTTTCCAGTATTTCTACTTCATCACCAACTTTCAAACTTGATTTATCAATAGTTGATGAAAGAGTTAAATTAGTGTTGTCTGAAATTTCATATCTAGTGCTCGTATTGTATATCCAAGAATTTGCAAAAATTTCTTTATAAGTTTCACCTTTGTTTTCAATTTTATCACCAAAATTTTTTACATATATGATGTCTTCTTCATCTACTTTTAAAGATTGGCTAATTTGCTCCAAATCGTCAACAACGCCAAAGAATATCATTTCGACTTTCTTTGTTGTATCGCCGTCTTCATAAGCAAAGTAAGTATCTTTAGATCTAACATTATCTGTTGGCGATATTGTAACACCAATACCAGTACATCCTAAAAACTGGTTAATAGTTTTTCCAGTATAAGAAATAGTATTATCGCCAGAAATAATAGTGCCAGAATTTGCAAATGAAATTGTAGAATCAACACTAATGATTGATGATCCTACAGAAACTGTTTCTAGTGATTTTGTGTTTGGCGTTATTCTAAACGTACCTTGAACTGAAGACTCAGTATCATATCCAACAAAAAGTTCAAGTTGATAATATAATCTATTTTTTCTTGTAAATATTTCTACAGAAGATATCGAAGCACTGGTGTTAGGATCTGTACTCTTTACAACTGTTTGACCAACCAGTTTGAGAGGATCGCCAGAAATTGCTTCTGCTACTACAATTTCTCTTCTTACATAATTTGAAGAAGATGGTTTTATCAGATAATCTTCTAGATTGATAACAGTAGGTGTCTCGCCAAAAAGAACATTAAATAAGATTCTGATGGAGTCATCAGTACCTTTAGACTCATAAAAATCTTTTGCATGTTTAATAAAATTGCCAGCATCAATCTCATCAACAAAAGTAAGATTTTCAAATCCAGGAGTAAAAGTATATTTTAATTTCTTATAGAACTCTTTTAAAAACAAAGAGCTAAGATTTTGTACAGTTGAACTTGCAGTATGAGATGCTGCTGTTGATGTGGAGAATACGAGGTTTTCTTGATTTAACTTCTGATGATAATCAGTTATCCCACTAAATCCACGAATACAACCAGTAAAACTGTTAGTTGTTATTCCTGTATAAGTAATGATTTCATCATCAATCTTAAACAATCCGTACTGACTTGGAAATCCTTTAGTGCTAGAAACCTCAATGGTAGAAGAAGAATCTGTAATGTCGGAAGTCAGTGTCGTTGAACTGACAATAGATTCTGGTGCTAAATGATCTAACTTTAAATACTGATCTAGGTTATCCGTAATGTCAATCGGACCACCTTGATATTCTTGCGAAATGTAGTATTGTTTTAAAAATTCTACTGCGTTTGGACTTTCTTCCAATATAAAACTTGGAAGTTGACTTTCAACGATTTGTTGAACTTTTACTCTAGACTCAAATCCAGTCTGTATCATATTACTTTCTTGCTAAATTCCCGTTAGAATAACTTGACGTGTAGTAATCGCTAACAAATTTGGTTCCAGATATTTCATCACCAGAAGCAATCACATCTCTAACCATATTTATTGTGCTTTTTGGAATATTTAAACTTAAATATAAGTCTTTAAGTCCAACAACATCATTTGATTCTGGGAACGCTTGAATCTCTACAATTCCATTAGGTCTTGCTGTAGATGTTATGTTAATTGTTCCTATTTTAATTTCTCCTCTTACATAATCAACTGTTCCTACTTCTTTCGCAACAATAACAGGATTTCCGTTCTCATCAACTTTAATTATAGAAAGTGTACCCGTTGTTGCTTTAAGATCTGCTGGTCTGGAGAGAAATACATTAGCAGCATCGGCAGCAGATGTAATGCTCCTTGATCCTATAGCAACGGTAGGAGTGTCTATAAGAAATACAAAGGATGATTCGCCAGCAATTTTAAATGGCGTTGACTTAATGTTAAGTCCCTCTGGATTTACATGGAATTGATTTCCAAAACACAACTCATACTGTGCAAATTGATTTAAAGATGCCTTCAAATCTCTTCTTATAATAACCTTGGTGATGTTGGAAGTAATTGCATCATCAGTAGAATCAATTACTTTTTGAATCTTGCTATATTTGAATCTGCCACCAAATGCATTTAAGTCTATGGACTCTGAATACGAAGTTAATGAGTTAGTAACTTTTGTCTTTAAATCATTTACGTTTGATACTTTGTTATAATCATAATAAACAGCAGTATCAACTTCAACGTAAAGGATTTTGAGATCTACAATTTTTTGATTAATACCAGAAACAGAGTACTGTTTCAGTTTTGAAAGAATGAGTGATTTATTAAAGTCAGATACAAATGTGCCATTTTTTGGTTTGATACTGATTTGAACCGTTCCAAACTCTGGTGGATCTAGTTCTTCACCACCAACTACAGAAACTGACTCAGTATCTGGATATATCCTCTTAATAATCGCTTCGTAATCGCGCCCTGTAACCGCTCTGTACTGCGATGAATACAGTCTTGGGGCATAGTACTTGACTGAGTTTATTGACTCAATCTCAGCGCCATTCTGAGACGCCTGATTAGTTGTTATAGTAACGGTGCCTGGATTAATTACTTGTCCAGCAGCAGACTCAAGTGTTCCTGAGAATGCAAAAGACGATGCTCCATTACCTTCTTCACCATCAGTGATGATATAGTTAACTGTAATAGTATCACCATCAGAACCTGTATCAGTTCCAAGTTTTCTACCAATGATACCATCACCAAAGATAATTTCATATTTCTCATCTTGAACTTCTTGAATGAGATAAATTCTGGAGGACGCTTTTACATCAAAAATATTCTCTGCAAGTGCATATTCAACTCCAAGTCCAGAATCATTTGCCTTCTTGACATAGACAGAAATTGTTGAGGTGTCAATGAAAGAATTATTCAGAATAAATCTCTGATCTAATGAACCATCATAGGTAAATTGCTTTGTCAGGAACGTTCCCTGATAAACATCGATGTTGCTAAACGTGGCACTTCCACTATCGACATTAGCAGTGATATCTTCTGGTACTGCAAACGTATATGTAGTGTCATTAGCGCTTCCTACGCACACTATACCCGCCTTCAAGGTGAGTGTGGGAGTGCTTACGCCAGTTGATACAGTAAAAGATATTTGTGCCTTAGCGGCGCTTCTAGAGCGAGGTACATAACCAATGTTTCTTGCCAGAGAAACGACATTTTCACGAAGAGTTGCCGAGTCCAAGAAGGACTCATTAACAATCATGTTAGAGTTAAATGCCGTAATATAGGTATTATACGCCAGAGTATCGATTAATACCGAAAAGTTAGATCCTTCAAAGTCAAAGTCCGAGAACGTGGAGTTA